TAAAGGAGGATAGAGCTTGAAGTCCGACGATGAAATTAATGAAGAAGCTTATGAAAGCATAATGCAAGATAAGGACGATATAATTGATATCAGAGATAAATACGCCAAAGTCTTGGATGCTTTTAAAGAAGAAGAAGATTCACCAATCCTATTTATACTGACGCAGAACATCGTCTTAGGAATGGAAGCGGCTCTACTGAATATCGATAACCTAGTCAGCATCTACTTGAATGAACACGTCAAACCAAAAACAAAAAAAGGAGTTAAACGTGAGCGAATTAACTAACTACCATCCGGTTCCTGAACTACTGTTTAGCGCGGAACAAGTTAACCAAATCAAAACACAAATATGCAGAGGCGCATCAGATGACGAACTTTCAATGTTTCTTTATCAGTGCAAGCGCACTAGGCTTGATCCTTTTGCTAAACAGATTTATGCCATTAAGCGATATGATTCAAGAGAACGAAAAGAAGTCATGGGTGTGCAAACAAGTATTGACGGACAAAGACTTATTGCACAGCGCACCGGAGAATATGGAGGACAAGAAGGGCCATACTGGTGCGGAGATGATGGAGTCTGGAAAGATGTCTGGATTTCAGACAAACCACCAGTTGCAGCAAAGGTGGGTGTATTGCGAAAAGGGTTTTTACAACCACTCTTCGCAGTAGCTAAATTTAATAGTTATGCACCACGCGGCAAAGATGGCCAGCTTACAATGTTCTGGTCAAAAATGCCCGACACAATGATTGCTAAGGTGGCTGAAAGCTTGGCTTTGCGCCGCGCCTTCCCGCAGGAGTTAAGTGGTCTTTATACATCAGAAGAAATGGAGCAAGCTAATGTTACAACGATTGACGCAAAACCAGCCTTGGTACCGCAGAATAATCAGCCTATTGTGGTTAAAGCGGAGGATGCCGCTCCACGGAACGCTGCCACTTCGCCTACGATGGTTTGGGACAAGCACAACGCCCAGCACCAAAAGAAGGTTGCTGAGTTCGTTAGATCGAAAAATCAACCAACATACTGGGTTAAATTGATGGAGATGTTGGATGGCAAAAACCTTTCACAGCAAGTATTAAACGAAACATGGGCGATGCTTGACCCCGAAGCTCCAGATAAAGATCCGGAGGATGACAAGTGAGATTCATAGAACTTGAAACAACACATGGGCCTAGAGTCATGCTTAACGTCGATAAAATTATAGCAATCACACCAGACGATGAAGACAATTGTACTGCTATTAAACTTATCGATACTATTCTTTATGTCAAAGAAACTCCGCATGACATTGTATTAAAAATAAGAGGATGAGATGAATGAAAACAACAATAGCAAATTGGACGATTACAAGCATGGCTTACATAATAGCGATTATTGTTTTGATGATTGCGGCTATCATGGCGGCGTGTGGAGCACAGCTAAAAACTATGTCATTTTGATTGTCGGTATGATTATCTTGGCAGTAACACTAATTTTTGACGACGACCTAGGAGGATGAAATGGCTAAGGGCGACAACAACAAATGGCAAATTGAAGGATATGTATTTAATGATGCTGAAATCAAGACAAGCCGCGACGGTAGCAAGAGTTGGGGTGAGGTTACGGTGTCGGTCTACTCCGGCAGTAAACTTAAGCCTAAAAAACTCTGGGTTAGATGCACATCGTTTGGCGATGAGAAGTCTGCCTTGGTGTCGTTTGCAAAGAAGGGCGCAAAGGTTAAGGTCACAGGAAAGCTAGACGCTGACGCCTATATTAGCAAGAAAGACGGCAAACCTTCGGCAGCACTAAACCTGCTGGTAAGAGAGTTTGAAGTGCTTGAAGCCCCTAAAGCTCCAGGCATCGGCGACGGTGAGTTTGAGCTTCCATTTTGAGGTGCCTATGTATTTTATAAAAGACGGAACAACTTTATATCGATTCAACCAGTGGACAGACATTGAAGATTTCACTGGTAAAACAAGATCTGATTTTGGCAAAAGTCTTCCTGCGGCAATAACCACAGTCTTCCCAGGCTGTGAGTTTGCGGCCTTCTATGGAGCTTTCTTTAAGGGGTGGATAACAGACAAGGGTGAGCCAAAGCCTGAGTTTAAGAAGGGAAACTTGTGGGATGGTAAGGATGAAAGAAACTATCGTTTATCCGATTTTGTGAGTGATGGAGGAAAACTTTAATGCCATCAGAAAACGTATACATGAAGTTTCCATCGCTGGAAGAGGCCCAAGCTTATATTCAAAGCCAAGGATTCAACCCATACATAAGCTATAGCGGGCCGACACAGCTTGTGAATGTAGAAGATCCGACCAAGTGGTATGTGATCGTAACCTATTGGCCACCGGATTGAGGTGTTTATGACTATGCCTTTTGAAAGAACATACGCCGTAAAAAATGCTAGAGAGTTTTTGTACAGCTTGCTTGATTCAAAAGTAACGCCAAGGGTGCCAAGAGCTATTAGAGATAAAGCGCGTTCAATCTTAAGGCATTATCCCAGTGACTGGGATATGGATGAGATGTTTCTTGGGCGGCGCGTGTTTGATCCTGCTCCTTCTGGAATTTTAAAAGAATTAGAAGTTGAGGTAGATGAATGAACTTGGGTCTACACCTGTGTGCCATTTTGCTTGCAATTTTTTTTGGAATGATTGGAGCAACAATAGTAGCCGTAATTTCTGTGTCTTTTGAGCTTTTTGCCAAATGGTTAAGTAAACAGTTAAACAAAAAAAGAGGTAGATGAATGAGCATTCCAGAAATGATAACTATTGGGTTTAGTGTAATCACAATTATTTTTTCTGTTTTAATAATTTTAGATTCGTACAAAGTAGAAAAAATTGTCAACAAAATGATGGATGATATAAGGAAGGGGAAATAAATGAGTGATGAAAAAATGACAGAATGTACACATGAATGGAAGGATAAAGGAAGCTATTTCAAATGCGTTGAGTGCGGCGAAACAAAAGAAAATATAGCCGGAGTTTTTCTTTACGCTAAGGGATATGGTTTATCGCCTTTAGAGTTCCATATGTTAAACAACCAAGATAAAAACGAAACGAAATGAACGTCAATACTCCAATAATATACACTCACGTCAGGCTGTCTGAGCTTACTCAAGACGAACAGCAAGGTTTGGCGGAGTGTCGTATCTTTGGAGCTTGCTCCCTTGGCGGCAGAGCGATCTTGTTTCACATCCAGATGAATAACGGCGCGGTCTATTACCGTCTGCCTGTCTCAGCTTTCAGAGAAGAACGTTTCTCAGAGCCTCAGTTTAAGCTCTCACAGCTCCAGCCATGGGACTGCCCTTCAGAGGACATGGAGGTCATTACCTATGACTGGCTGTTTAATCAACGTGTCCAGTGCATAAAGCTAGGCGACATGATGGGTAACTATGTGACTACCTTTGATTGGTCTGGTCTTGGCACTACTGCTGAGATTGCCCATGAGCATAAGTGTGCTCACTTAATAAAGCTTGATAATGGTCAGTTTGCATTACAACCCAACAACTTTCTATTGTGGCTAGAAAAGAGTAATATTAATATTGATGGAAGTCATGCAATGTTAAGAACTAATAAGGAATACCCTAGCGTGGAGAGTGGAGGATGAAAGCAATGTTTGAGTTCTCTTTACCCGAAGAAAATGAAGAGTATAAGCTTCATTGCCAAGCCAGTGATTTGCATTGTGCTGTCTGGGATTACGCTGAATGGTTAAGGGGTGTATGTAAGCACGGAGATCCTAAGCAGTTCGATGCTGATGCTTGCCGCCAGAAGCTATATGAGCTTTTAACTGAGCGTAACGTAGAGCTGTGAATTAACAACTTTTTGCACTTCGTGGTAAAATCATATCATCAACAAAGATGAGGTGGTTATGCCTGTGTGGATCACACTTTTACCAACAATCATCAGCGCACTTGTTCAACTTGCCAAACTTCTTGTAGATCTTGCCAAAGAAAAAAAATCAGACGACATCAAAGAATGTGCCATAGCAATCGAAGACGCCCGCAAATCAGGTGATACGGCTAAACTTACTCAACTCATCGAAAAGATGAGGAAAGGTCAGCCATGCGATTAATCATTCTTGTTTTGGTGTTTTTTCTTGGGTCTGCTGCAACACCTCCGGATGACGCAGAAGACGTAATGAAGCCAGGTGATTACAAGATTGCTAAACGCTACGGCTATAAAGCTAAACAACTAAAAGAAGCATATAAAGAGATAAGAGAATCTATTGATGAAGAAGCTATTGCCGAAAACATCGCCAATGCTTTTGAAAATGACACGTTTAAATCTGCTCAAATTGTTGATGAAGCAATCGATAATATGTTTAAGTGGTCTTTCGTTATTCTTCGCGCAGAGGGCCGCACAGATATTGCAGATACATTAGAGTTTGAATATAGCGTTGTTTACAAGGATTACTTCCAGCGCAGTGTTCTTGGCATCCTAGAAATGGGCGATCACCCGCCACTTAATGAATGGCTTAAAGAAACTCACGAAAAGATTCACAAAGCTGTTGGTGACTTTATTTGTCAGCAAACCCATATGCACGATATTTATGTTTTGAACCAGTCAATTCCTGTGGTATTCTCTCCTAAATCGTACAAACTTGATGATTACTTAGATCACTTTGCGGGCCACCTAATCTGGGGGTGGTGGTGGGAGCATCACGGCTTTGCTGGTGTTGTCACTTACTGGGTGGTAAACGGTGCTTGTATCGGTATGACTTATGGCCTAGGCGTCGTGCCGTTCGTGTGCGGCCCAATCGCCACGCTTGCTGAGGAGGTAATGGACAAGCGAATCGCTCCGCCCATGGGAGAACGCATCTGGAAGAGAGCGCAAGAGAGTAAGTAAAGCCTCTTTTGCGCCGACCGCCAAGACAAGTCCATTAGCCGTCATGGCCATGTATTTCTTAGCTCTATAAGCGACACAAACGCCTGTAAGGTTTCTTATCTTTGAAAGACGCTGAGAAATGGCAGGTTGAGTTAAGTGCATACGCTTGCCAATCTCAGTGACAGATATGCCGTCAGCCATCATGACCAATATGATCAAATCATCTATATCCAGTCCACGAAGTTTCATGCTAGGATATTACCACAAGTTCAAAGAATGATTCCGATATTTAATAAAGCCCTGGCCATTAGGTTGGGGCTTTTATTTGGCTGGCAGCAGTAATAAATTCCCTGATTTCATCCTTGCTTCTCAAAACAATGGCCATAGCCCCAGACAAGTTAAGCTTGGTAATCCACTCATGCTGCTCCGGCGACAGCCTACCCTTGTCGGTCTTTAGCTCTATGGCGAAGAACTTACCGTTAGGAAATACTCCAGCTATGTCAGGAAAGCCCTTTATAGGGCTACACTTACGGATAACCTTGTTGCCAATGCTGTGCATGACAGGTCCATTAGGAACCCGCCAATAAACAAGCCCCGACTGCTTTAGGCACGTCAGGGCGAAGCTTAGTAATTCAGACTCTTTCATTAGCCCCTAACTTTTAAAGCCAGCGAATAAAGCTTCAACACGCAATCCACAGCTTCTTCACAGACAGCCTCAAGCTCATCATCTTCTAAGTCTAAGTGTTCTTTAACCAAAGCACTAAGCTCTGCCAGTTCGTCGGCACTGAGATCAGCAGCTTCAGCTACAACCTCATCTAGGCCGTCTAGGGCACTAGGGATTTTATAAAGAGCTGGCATAAGTTTAACAGCGTCAGCTACCGTAACCTTACCGTCCGCAGCGGCGTCGGAAATGGCTGATGCTAATGCACAAACAAACGCTACTGCTTCACCTAATTCTTTTGTACCAGCCATTATTTTCTCTCCTTTTTTACTTCTATGGCCCTAAGCCGTAATTCATGATCTTTAACTTGTTCAATAATAATACCAATTTTAGTATTCAAATCACGAAGAGTGCCAAGAACATTCATCAAGACCTTCACACCCGCCGAAACCGCCATAGCTATAATGCCCAGGAACGCTTCGCTGATGTGAAAGTCCATATCCACCCCGCATTTATTGTTTGATTAAAATTATATCAAACTTCTGCGTCAGTGGAAATAATCGGCTCTAATGTTGAGAGATCAACCGGAGACAGTTTTGCCGCATATAAGGTATCAAGGCCAATCTTGTCGCGGCCAATTTCTGCTGTTTTGGTTAAAAACCCCATAATCTCCTTTTTTGCCGCGTCCTTATCTACGCCATCAAGATAGTCAAAATCTGTTTTATCTTCGTTTAATTTCCACTGAGTTCCTTCAGTTTTGACGTATTTTCCTAGCAATTTTACCCATTCAACTTGTGTTTCTCTAAGCTTAGTTTCAATGTCTTTAGCCAACCTCATGACACGATAAGCTGTTTTAGGCTCAAGCTCTGTGGAGTTTACAAGTTTGCTTAGGCTTGCTTTGAAAGGATCTGAGCGCAAGGTGCCGTAATCTACGGTAATCATAAAACCTCCTGAATTAGTTTATGAATATCGTAGTCATTATATTTTAAATATCAAGGGAAAGAAGAAGGGGGGCTTTTGGCCCCCCCGTGAATTATGGTTCCATTGGTGGAATTTCGCGTTCAGGTAACTCTTTTTCTTCTTTTGGTAACGGTAGTGGTGCTGGCATATTGCCTCCTTTATTAAGCTAGTCGTAAGTATTGAACGTAGATGTCATCGCCCTCTTCCAAGATGGCAGCAAGGTCTGGCTCAAAGCTGATCCTTGTAACTCCGCCCTCAAGAGACAACACATAGTCATCACCGGATCCTTCGTTGTGAACAACGCCGCCCGTCATGACCATCATGGTGTCTGCCATAGCTGCAAAAGCACAATCTACATAGCCGTTAGAAATGTCAGTAGCTGTCAAAACAAATCGCTCTTTCTTTCCAACAGGTGTCTGAGCAGCGGGTATAGCAGCGATTGCGGCTTCAAGCTGAGACTTGCTTACAGCATCTTGTGCATCAGTACCGTCAGCAAGATCTTTGATCTGCTTGGCACTCATGTCCAATTCGCGGGCATTGATCTTAACTTTACCACGAACGCCTGTGCCACTTACAGCAGCAGTTTCTAGTTCTATGTTACCGCCGCTTACGTTTGCTTGTAGGCCGTAGGCATCTGGCTGGATGAATATATTCTTACCAGCGGTATCACCTGCTGGGTCGTAATTCTCCATCGCAGACAAGATGTACATATCCGTACCAGCCGAAGCATGGACGTAGGCGAAATTGAACATCCATTGCTTGCCCCAGTCACCATTATTATGACTGTTATTAGCCAATGGCTTCAGCATCTTAGTCTCAAGGTCATGGTTGACTCTTGGAGTCATCGCAATCAACTGTCCGCCGTTTAGCAGTTGCGGTACAGACTTTCCTTGAGAGATAAGATCTGCGTCAGCATAAGAGCTTACGCCATCAACAACTAGATTTTCGATATACATCCCACGAAGGAACGCAGAGCATCGACGACCAAAGTTGTCAACGGTTGTAGTAAGCGTCAACGTGCCGCCAATGTGGCCGCCAAATGCGCTCAAAATAGTAGCCATGCCACCATTTGGGTGCTGGTTTAAAGTAACATTGCCAAAACAAATGTTGTCTTTAAATGTACCAACATTGATACCGCTTACAGTTAAATTTCCAAAAAACTGACAGCTATCAAAAGCCGCTTGAGCAATGGCATTGTTGTAACCGTTCATTGTTACTGCGCTGTTGAAAAATACTTCAGTGAAGTACAACTTACCAGCCGCAGAAGTAACAGCATTCCAATCGAAGTTACAAGCACCAGTCAAGATAATGCGCGCCATACCGGATCGGTTATCTGCGCTGCTTGCAGCAGAGAAAGATGCGTCCATAGCTACCGATGTAGCGGTAACGCGAACAGCCTCTTTAAGATCACCAATAACAAATACGTTTGGCTTTAAAGTCAATGCGCCTTCGGTATACGCTCCGGCTTCGACCTTAATTGCGTAGCGTTTTGTAGGAGCAGCATCAGTGATAGATGCCATTGCAGCGGCGATAGTAGCAAATGGATTTGTAAGAGTACCGTCACCAGTTACGTCACTTCCGCCTTTGCTAACAACTTTTGTCTGAGCAATGCCAACAGATGTTGGGACTTCTTGCCAGGTAAGATCACCTCTAAGGAATTGGCTAGTTGTGCCAGTTCCAAGGCTGTCTTGTTTTCCAGACAACTCATCTGCTAATGCAGCTTCAGCAGCAGAGTCGAAGTCTGTGATGTCAGCAGCAACGTGAGTGTGAACCAGATCAGCTTTGCCAGAAAGTGCAGAAACAAGTGCGTCCTGTGCTCTTTCAGGTGTGAAGTAAAGATTTAAAACACCTTCAGCTACTTCATCTGTAGAGCCTGGGCTTGCTGAGATCTCGATGTAAACTGTGCCGCTCCAGCGATAAACCTTATTGGTGTCTTGAGCTACATATAGCTTGCCAGCGGAACCTTCAACAGGGAAAGATGCCAAATCAGCATACTCTTCAACATCATCGACATATCCTGGAAGCTGAGAAGATGGGACTTTGCCATCAACCAAGTCTGCTTTTGCAGATAGATCAAGTGCAGCAACAGCAGCAGCAGCTTCATCAGCGGCCTTTTGATCGACGTAACCTTTTCTTGCAAGGTCTTTTAAATCTACTGGATCATTGTCTGACTGAATTGGAATTGTCTTATCGACAAACCTACCTTTGACTAAAGCCATAGTCTCTCCTTTGTGAAATTATCTGGTATATGTGACGCGAAGTTTATCACCAACGTCAAGTATACCATACAAAGGAGTCGTATCCCAACTGAGCACGTTTGCCGTTACGAAGTAATCTTCACCGTAAATTTGCGCACTTCCTGAAATAACATCAAGAGTTACAGTCGTTGCATCAGTAGGAGTATGAGATAAATTTATAGACGATGAAGATATGTTTAAAGAGTCTAAAGTGAAATATTCCACTGTGTAAATATTGCTTGGAGGAACAGAGATTGTCTTGTTTTTCCAAAGCTGTGTAGCAGATTCGTAAACAAGTGCTTGTCCATTTGTAACACCATTAATTGCTACATTGTGAAGCTCTTGAAGTTCAAATCCATTTTGGATCTTTACTTCAATTGTTCCTTCTGTGGGATGTGCGCGAACAACGTAACCAACAAACACCATATGGTTTGGTGCAGATGGCTTTGTGGTAGTAAGTCCACCGGCTACTGTAGGAGACAACCAAAGAAGCTGGCCTTCAGTAAACATTGACGTATTGACGTTATTTAGCTGTCCTTCGACGACAACATATCCAACACCATTATGAAGTATGTCAGACTCTGCAAGGCCAAAAGTCTTAGAGCTTGTAGACTCACTGTTTGCCTGAGAATAGTTAATCGTAGGTCTATTACCGCTTGCACCATTGATGTAAACAGCAGACTTCTTTGGAATAGTCGCGCCAGTAATATTGCGAACAAGGCACTTTAAAGTCGTAGTATTCGTGACAATGCTGCCGCCAATAAGAGGCTCAGCCACCCCGTCGTCACGCTTTATTTTAAAGATTTGTTCGCCTTCGTCGTACCACATGAACACCCGCGCCGCTGGCGGTGTTTCCGGCTCTGCTATCGACGACCATCTAATTTTGCTATCTGACATATCAAGCCTCTAGTATTAAAGTGCCCTCAAGGAGAAGCGTTCCCTCTAAATTTAAAGGGCCAAACGTCACAGAGATCCTGTATTGTACCACACGAACAATGGTTCTCTGAGGTATCGTGGACCACCCACAATGCCAATCAGAACCCGCTGATACTGGTACTACAAAGCTCATTAACTTATCTCATCCACAATGATTACGCTGCCGCCAATTTGTGCCTTTGCGTAGATTTGAATTGTCCCCTTTACGTCGATGGCTCTTTCACTTTGGTCATTAAGTATAATTCCTGTAAAGCCAGGAATAGTGTTGCTGTAATTAAGCCTAATTTCATCGCCAGAATAGTTTTGGATATTAATGGCGTTACGATCAGCTAATGGCCCACCAGGAGGCAAGGCCGTCCACTCTGTAGTGCTTAACAAAACTTCAGTTACTCTGCCCGCATTGCGAAGGCCAGACGGTGTAAATGTGCCCGTCACCGAAATATTGCCATCTAAAGGATTGTCATCATCAGGAATAGCAGGTGGTGTGAAGTAAGATTCGCGCTCAGTCCATTTACACTTGTATTCGCCCATAATAGCGTAGTTTGAAGTGATAATGTCGCCATTTCGGTACTGACGCATGATCTGCCAAATAGGCTGATCTTCTGTACCGCGCATAGAACTAGACCTGCCAATATATCTAATATTAGCAGCAGGTTCGTCTATTTTGATGAGCTTTATCTCATCAATTCTTACCTGTTTGACTTCAGCCACTATTCAATCCCCTTAGATTTTAAAACCAAGTCTCTGAAGGTTAATTTCTTTTTTGCTGTTTTATCTGCTCTTTTTTTAATGTCTTCATATTCTTCAGCATCAGCGACAGGGCCAGCAGATCCATATTTCATTGCGGCAAGTTGATTTTCAGTTACTGTATAATTTGGAATTTTATCATTTGTAAAAACCTCTGTATATTCAGAAGGAATTCCAAGCTTTGTTATTGTGTTTAAATCATTGGCTGATAAATAACCCTTTTCGGTTTTTGTGCGCGGAAAATCTTGCCAATTATGAATTAGCCCCCACGGGCCTGTTAATTCTTTATAGTTATAATTACTTTCTGTTGATGGCAAACTTCCCAAATTAGCCGAACCTTTTTGAGCTTGTTTAATTGTTTCTTGCGGTGTAATTCCCATGTTATACCAAGGACTTTCAGCTATCATGGCATTATAAACATCTGCATTAACAACAGGGCCAAAGCCTGAGACGTTATCTGCATATGCATATGGAAGAAGCTGGAGAGACCTCATTCCATCTCCAGGCTTGTTTTCGTCTTGTTTTAAAAGAAGATTTAAATTCATTAGTCTTCTCCCTCAGACTCCATGCCCTTCATGACCTTTTCGTTGTACTTGCTTTTAAGGTCTTTCAGAGACTTAGGCGCGGTGGCTTTGTTTTCTTGTTTAAACAGTTCTTCAACCATCTTGTTTTTGCTCATGGCATAGTCTTTGACCATAGCAAATAGCTTTGGATCTGCTTCGATCTTTTTAGCTTCCATGTAGCTTTCAAGCATCTCTTCCATCTGCTCTTGATCGTAAATGCCTTCGTCGGTCTTAGGCATTTCTTCGCCTTCAGGCTTTGCGCTCATGTCCATTTTCATATTATTTTCCTTTCATTAAATTCCAAACAGATTGTGCTGCCGCCTGTTTGTTTAAAGCCGATTGTGTATATTCAGATGCTGGTAATCTTTCTAATAATCCTTGTGAAGCATCTTGAAGTTGTTGCGCTCTAAATTGATTTGCAACACCGCCTAAAGCTCTTGAAGCAGCCGTTTCAGCTTGCAGCACGCCCTTCATTGCTGCTGGTGTAGAAGCCAAAGCTCCAAGACCACCACCGATGGCAAAACCAGTTGATGCCGCTCCAGGTATTCCGGTTAAAAGTCCGCCTATATACCCTAAAGAACCGCCAACAGCAGTACCCCTAAGTGCCTTAACGCCGCCACCGCCACCGACAGGCTCTCTTGCCGGCCTTCCAAAATAACGCCATGTTGATGCTATGTCAGTAAGCGGGCCAAGATTTGCAGTATATTGTTTGTCAAAATTTTTAATTACATTTTTAAGGTTTGGTCTTGCTAATGTTTCCGGATTAGTTATCGTTTTAAAAGCGGTATCTTTGTCTTTAAACAATGGATAGAGATATTCACTATATTCCATGTGTTTAGCGTATTCTTGTCTTAATCCTTCGTTTTTAGATCTTTTTAAAACATCATCAAGATAGTCGGCCATTTGACGTTCAACGGCTTTTAAAGCACCTTCTTCTACGCTAGAAACTGGGCCTTGTTTTAAAGCTGCCGCTGGAGATTTTGACCAATTAATAAGATCACTAATTCTATTTTTTATGTCAAAAACATCGCTTGGCTTAACAACAGTCAATTGATCTTCTGGGCCTAAATATTGAAGAACTTGAGTAATCCTTTGAATGTCAGGCTCATAAGCGTCTGTTCCGGTCTTTCTTCCGCTTTCTATTAAATTATTTCTAAGATCAATTAATGGCTGACCAAAATATTGTAATCCGGTGTTTTCATCAGATTTTTGAAATGCCGTTTTAAGCTTTTGAGATGTTGTTGATCGCGCTGTTTTTAAATTATCAAAAACTTCTTGTTGAGCTTTTTCTGAAACTTTCTCAATTCCCTCTCTTTCAATTATATCTGCAACCTGAAGGTTGTTATAACTTTTGTTTGGTTTTAACATTTCTAATTTTGCAAAATCATCTAAAAGCTTTTTAGGAACTTGATCGGTTGCCCTAACAAGCTCTTCTTTTGGAATGCCAGACCATTTAGAAGCAAAGTTTTTAAACGCTCCTTTTAATAAACCTTCTTGTCCTTGTTCTATAAATTCCTTTGTTAGTTGCACTTTTGTGCTTTGCTCTAAATCTTTAGGAACATTCTCCATTATTTTATTAAGAACATTTTTAACCACTTCTGGTTTAGATGCCGCTTTTTCAATAATCTTTTTACTAGCACCAGCTCCAAGTAAACCAGTTGTTGCTCCGCCAAGAACACCAGACAAAGCTATTTCACCGCCGCCCATTTCTTTTCTAGCACCAACAACATATTTTCCAATAGCCTGTTTTACAGTTTCAAGACCAGCACTAGCAGCCGCAGATGCAGCCGCTCCAGTGGCAAGTCCACCAGCTCCGAATCCAAATAAAGCTCCAGGAACTGCGCCAGCAGCACCTGCAATAGACGTTAAAGCACCAGAGCCAATATCTGTTCCAACATCAACCGCGTCCTTAAACGCTTCGCCAATGCTTGTCACCCCTGTTGGGTCTAGTTTTTTCCACTCTTTTTCTTCTGGTCTTTTGGCGATAATTTCGCCTTCCCATTGTTTAATATCAAGGTTTTCATTTCTTCTTTTTAAGAAATCTATTTGATCTTCTATTGAGCCACCAAAGTTTTTAACGGCAGCTCTGTCAAGAAACCCAATCTCTGATTCTTCGTTTAAAATGTTAATTGGTTCTTCTTTTTTTGGAGCTGCGCCTTGAGCCGCCAAAATAGCTTCTATTTCGGGATCGCCTGACGATGTTGGCGCATTTCTTTGATTCTGTCTTTCAAGAATCATTTGAATTTCATCATCTATTTGAGCCATGGCGTCCTCTTATTTTATTCCTAATTCGCTTTTTATTTGCTGAAATCTTTGTGGGTCTTGTTGTCTTATTTGTGACAATTCTTCAGCACTATATTTTTTAGCCTGCTCCTGCTGCCCTAAGCCTCTTGCTTGATCATAGAATGAGCGCGATTGTTGGTACACATCGGCTACAGGATCTCCCCAAACAGATTTAGCTCTTTCGCCTATATTTTTAACCGTATCATCTGTTCCTTTTAACACTCTATCTAATACTTTTATAGCACCAGCGGCCCCACTTCCAGCGACGTTTGATGCTAAATTGTTAAATGAACTAATTGAAGTGCCAGTTGCTTTTTCCAACAATTTTAAATCTTGGCCAGCAAGCGCACCAAGTCCAGCTTTGTCTGAGTTATATCTGACTAGCAATGATGATACGGCGGACTGATAATCTTCAAACTCAGGATCTCCTATTACCGGAAGCCTTCCCTTGCGATTAAGAATATCTCTGGCTATTTTTGCGTTTTGAGCCATCTCTGTTAAACCAACAATATTATTTCCATATTTGTTATCAAATTTTTCTTTATACTCAATTTGTTTTTGTTCTTTCCTCCAAGAATCTCTTTCTTCTTTTGCTTGACCAAGTTCTCTTTTTCTTAAAGCAATTTCTTGAAGCCTTTGCTCTCTAGCTTCTTTTGATTCTTCAAGCTTACCTAAATTTGTTTCTCTTCTTTCTGCAAGATCTGCTGCTCCACCACGGGCTTTAAGAACAGCCTCTTGAAGAGCTTGAACTGTTTTAGCTTGATCTGTTGGTGGTCTATAAGCACGAAGAAGTCCTGATGGTTGTTGTGACCAGCTCTCAGCTAAAGCAATAAGGGGGCTAAGATCCATTTGTTGCGGGCGATTTCTAGCGGCAGAAAGTTGTTCTTCTGCGCTTCTAATTGCTTCATCTTGAAGACGTTGTTGCTGTTCATAAACCTGCATTAATCGTTCTGCACGGGTTGGCGGCATGGCAGGAGCATTTGCTTCTTGATTTTCAATATTCAAATCTTCTTGCGTAGGCATTTGCATCATTGGTCTTGGCGCAGCTTGTGGAGCTGATGGCATTTGTTGCATAGCAGCCAAGTCAATAGCAGGAGGCTGTGTGGCGTCAGTTTGGCCATATTGAGCAGCTTCAAGTTGAGCAATTAAATTTGCATCTAAACTTTGATTGTTAGCTGGCAATGGCATAACCGGAGGCATGGTTTCCTGTTGTGGCCTATTCATAGCTAAGAAAGGTAAAAAGCTGCCTACCATATTAATCTCCAATTACAAACTTTTTCAGTACATTGGCCGTCTTGACATCAACCTTGGATCTACACTTTGGTTTTGCATTTCCATCATTTGGAATGGAAACTGTTGTGGAGATGCTCCAGCTCCGCCAGCTAAGTTTGTTTCAGCCAAATCTTTAGCTTTTTGTGATGCAATATCAGCGTCAAGCTTTTGCTGTGATTGGGATAGCATTGCGCCAGTTAAACCGCCTTGAATAGCTGAACCAAATGGATCTGCTTCTTGAACGGCATTAGGGGCCATACCAGTCCAAGGAGAATATCTCATTGTGTTTGCAGCTTGTTGGCGTTGTCTTTCTTCTCTTGGACGGTCTATTAACTCAGACTTTGCCAAACCCAGACCAGCCATTACACCAATAGTTACCGGATCCATTTTATTCTCCCTCTTTATTATTTTCCACCAAACAAGTTTCCAAATAAGCCGCCACTTCCACTGTTCTCATATCCTTGAGCAGTTTTTTCAGCAGCATAACCTTTCATACCTTCTCCGTATTGGAACAGTTTTCTTCTTTCTTTGTTGGCCAAATCAGCAAGACGTGTTTGAAGGTTTGTAACATCAGCACCAGTTTGTTGGCCAATGTTAAACTGTCCAAGCCTAGAAGCAAGATCTGCTCCCTGCATACCAAGTTGACCGCGCTCTACAGCTCCACCTTGACGCTGTTGCTGCATAAGGTTAGCAACATTTTCAGCTCCAGCAGTAGCCATCCTTTCAGCAGCTCCGCCTCTTAATCCACCGCGCATAGCAAGATTGGATCTAGCTCCAGCTAAAGCTCCGGCTTGCTGTCTAGCTGCTTGATCCATTAGTCTTGATTGTTCAGCTTCTTGTCTTTCAAATGCCATTTTTAGCCAAGGAGACTGAGCCATTTGACTCTGAATTTCTTTTCCACTTAAAGTTCTTGCTTGTAGCTGGCCTTTGTCAGCAAGAGTTCCAATGCCTTCATATTCAGCAAGTTTTGGCTTTAAAAGCTCATCATCAAGAAAATTTTGATATCCTTCTATTAATGAGTTTTTCATTGAATTTTGAACCCATCCTGATCCAGGAATAGATTCGTCCAATCTTTTTCGATATTCTTGAGGAGTTTCTCCTGGACGCGGTCTTAATGGATCTTCTGTATGTGCCCTAGTAACATTTGTTTCCATTATACTTCTCCCCCAGTCATTTCTGCGTAAAGTCTATAATCTGGTTCAATCGTGTCTTCGTTATCTGCATACATATCAGACAGTGTTTTAAGCGTATCTGCCTTTTGCTGCTCAACATCTTGAATAGCTTTAGGCAGATTTGGATGAAGCTCTTTTTCAAGACACTTCATTTTCATATAAGACATGACGTAATTGACTGCTTCAGGAATATCACATTTAGAAGCATTGTCTGTCAATTCGTTAGCGTTACGGATATACCAGATGTAAAGATATGAACCAGCTTCAGTAGGCGTCGGGGTAAGAAGAAGCTTTGGCTTTTCACCTTCAGCAGAGTTTAGAATGAAGAAGCCATATTGCTGTGTGCCGTTGTTGATAGTTTTTTCAGTCTCATAGATGGCGATCTTATGCCAGTTGCGCAGACGTTTAAGTTTCCAGACTTGTGTGCCGGATCGGTAAATAATCTGACGGATCTTCATGCCGTAGATGTTATTTGGGATGTTGTATTCTTCTTCTCCAGGAACAAGAGTGATTTGGCCTCTAGCCAAGAAATAGTCTTCACAAAGAGTAAGGATCTGGCGTTCTACTTCATCAATAGCCTCATTGGCGTAACCTAGAAGCTCTGCCTCATTGATGAATGTCTCACCTTCAAGATCAAGGTCGCGCAGCACCTTTGATTTGATTTCGTTCCAGGTCCAATATCTCATGAGTATCTCCCAACAAGACAGCGAAGTAATGTTGCGCCGGACGCATTAATATCAAGCTCGTTAGAATCGAATTTAGAATAGTTTAATGTAATTGCCGCATTATTACTATTGTGCATAATTATAACATCAAGAGGAGTAAAACCTAAGCCATGTCTGTACTTAAAGTTAGTAACAGCACTAGGAATATCTATTGAAAAAAATTGAAAGCTTGCCCTGTCTAATGGATTGGCATTGCCATAGTCCATAAGCCTTTTAAAGTTCTCTTGGACATACTGATCTTCAATCTCTTGCCTAAGCAGCCTTGGAAAGGTCATTGGTTAGTCCCCGCCTCTCCACTATTAGACACTTTGTAAGCTCCTTGACTTGGCCCAGCAATATCGTAAATAAGGGACAAATTAAGCAAATTGAGGACTTCGCCAAGAGGACGGCCCCTGATTACCCACTTCTTGTTTGAGCCGTTTAAAGACGTTCCTAGCGGGTCTGAATAGGTAATGATTTTCTCATCGCCACTCAGGCCAGTGATCTCATATTCTTTGGTAAAGTCGTCTTCAAAAGCTATAAAATAACCAATAGATTTTGTGGGCCATTTATCAGCAACAACTACGTCTAAGCCATCTACTATTATTATTTTACCAACTAAAGTAACGTGTTTTAATGTAGAATTAACATTTGCATTTGATATTATATCGCTTGATACAATTGCAACGTGAGCATTAGTAAATTTAAGGCTTTTATAGTTACATCTAAGGCTTTTAGCTGGCATTAAACGCTTTTCATGAATAAGCCCTTGTTTATTCCAGTCTAGGGTATAATCACCCCAATAAACATCTGGCTCACCCCACAAAATTTTGCCGCGCGATCTAATGGGCAAAAGGTCTGCCACAATACGATCATCATCGTTATTGCTCACAATCCTTAGAGACAAGTTGGTAGTTGATTCACAGGTAACATTGGCCTGTGTGACATATTTTCTGACCGCAGATGTTCCAAAGTTATAAGACGATGTTTCTAGGTTATAAACAATAACCTCATCTCTCCAATCAAGAACAGACGCGGCACTACCAATTTTAGGATCAGTAAAGAGCGTGTCTTGGTGATATAAGACGTATCCGTTGACATCACAGCGAACCATATTGCCATTGATAAACTCAATAGCAGACGGAGCAAAGCTGTCTCCGGTAACAGTAGTAAACGTGGAGTTTTCTCTGATTCCCCAGTTGAGATCTAAGACGTAACATTTGTTTAAATCACTAGCGTCTTCGTCTTGTACAGTCCACCAAACACGATTTTTCTTGTTATCGTATTTTCCTTGGTACTTTACATTCCTAGAATCAAAATCAGTAAAGCTCTTATACGTTTTGTCGTAGTCTTGATTTAGCTTAATAACTCTAAATCCATCTGTGAAATAAACGGCCTCTTTGCCAAGCCACATTACGCCGTCAAGAGCCTGAACTGGTGTATTAACACCAATACATCCAGCCGTATCACTAATACGCTCTACGACCATTCCTCCGCGCCCAAGCTCATCAAATATACCGTCTACCCTGTACACCTTTTCTTTGCACAAAATAATGACGTTATTTTTGGTTGAAGATACAGCAACAATCTCATCGTCTACATCGACATAAAATGTTTCAGGAACAGAATCTATATCGCCAGGAACAGCTTGCAAAAGTCTGTATGATTGGCCAAGTATGCCGCCGTAATAAGCAATATCATTTCGTATATGTATGCTTCTGCATTTTGGTGGAAGATCATTTGCAACGACTCCACCGTTTGTATAAAGAGGCTCTCTTAATGTTAAATCTTCGTCCGATGTTGTGTCTGAATATGAAATCGTTCCATATGGAACTGTAGTCAAAAAATAATAATTTGTTCCGTTATTTGTTGTTCTATATATGTCTATCAACATTTTAGATTCATCAAAGTTTGTTTCTGTTGTGTTTAATAATTCATAAACAGTGCCGTCACCAGTACCTATTCCGGTTGCAAAAAAAGTAATGCCGATTGTATTTGACGCAGCACCAACTGTTGTGAAATTAGTAGTTCCAACTGATTTTATTTCATACTTCTGACCAACAACAAGATTCGTAGCTAAAACTGTTTTATTTGAAAACGAATCGATAAACACACTATTTGCCGCAGAAGGGCCTATTGGATTCATTGCTTTGTTGTTTGCAGTTGCTGGTAAACTTGGCGAACCCAAATCTACAAAAAAATCAGAATCTGTTTCTGTTACTGTTCCGTCTCCAAGACCAACTCCGTTTACGCCATTTGCTCTAAAATATAAACCAACAACATTATCTGTTGCGCCAAGAAGTTTAAAGTTAGTGGTTCCAATAGAGTTTATTCTGTAAAGTTTGTTTTCTTTTAAATTAAAAACATTCAATACATTTTCATCATATGGACCAACTGTATACTCTCTTCTATAAACAAATTTATATAGATAACTTAAATTCCAAGCCTTATCTGCCGTTCCTGTGCCAGATCCAACTCCGGTCGCGGTAAATTCAACTCCAACAGTATTACTTGATGCTCCGATTGCTACAAAGTTTGTTGTTCCAACAAATTTTATTACATATTTTTGTCCTACTATAAAACTTCCAGCATTAACCGTTGTCGTTGTAAATTCAAAACGAACAAGAGAACTATCTGGTTTTGGAAGTCCGGCTTGTACAAGAGAAATAGAATCTCCATTTTGCAAAACCTTCATCGGATAGCCAGGAAGAGATGAGTTGGCTATAAGAGTGTGATAGTTCCAGTTGTCGTATGTAAATTGGTGCGGCGGCTCTTCTGGCACGTTTATTGTTCCTGGGAAAGCAAAATTATCGTCTGGAACATCAACAAATTCCCATATGCCTTTTCTTACATTTCCTGTTCCTAAT